GCGAATCCTTGAACAAAACCCTGATTCCTCTACCATATCGGTGGTTCTCCGTACAGGCGGATTGGAATTAATGACTTGTTCACATGAGACCTCTTTTGCTTGTATGAGTGATACTTTACCGGTTGGAGTAGCCGATTCATGGAACCTGTAACGTCCATGGGTACTAAGTACTACGCCGCCTTTGATTAGGAGGGTTCATGGACTTAGGAGGAATTAACGATCGTGGGCCTTTCCGTCGGGCTGCGCTGAAACAATACGTTGGACTAATGTCTAATCCTAACAATCATGCTTTGGTCGACCCTTATGTCGCACAACTCTTGATTGAACAGGGTATTCATTGGGAAGATGACCCGCGGAGTGTTTACGATCCTTCACAATTATGGGACGCGTTAGCGTTGTACGGCCCTAAAAACCACGTTAGGTTACAACACGACCCAGCAATTAAAGCAGGAATTGCGTTAGCTTGGAAAGTCTTTGGTCGTCATGAAGAACAAGACTTACTCACTATCCTCAGTGAGATTGAGGTATTAGGTGCACTTCACCTTGAAAAGAATAGTGGACTTCCTCTATTAATTAAGAAAGGTGAAGCTTATACTTATGCCTCTGATAGAGAGCATCAGATCCGAAAGGGGGACAAATCGCCGAACCCTTGTGTTGCTTTCAAACGTACCCAAGCTAATAATAAGACCAGACTAGTCTGGGGCTTTCCACTAGAGATGACAATCATGGAGAGTCGGTTTGCCAGGCCACTTATTGAGCAGTTCTTATCTAGTCGAACCACGATGGCATTCGGTTTAATGAAGCACGAACTTGGAACTTATCTGGAGTACTATGTGAATCAATCTAACCATGTTTTAAGTTTAGATTATTCAAAATTCGACTCTAGCATTAGTGCTAGCTTAATTCAAGCTAGTTTTTCAATTCTTGCTTCTTGGTTCGATGAAGAAGATCGTAAAGAATACGGTTGGGATCAGATTATTAAGTATTTTATCTGTACCCCAATTGTCATGCCAGACGGCCATCTCTATACAGGTAAGGATCATGGTGTTCCTTCAGGCTCATACTTTACGCAATTAATTGATAGCATTGTTAATACAATGTTGATCGGAGCGTTTGGTTATGCGTTTAAAGAGAAAACACACTGGCGTTCTTTCTTTGTGTTAGGTGATGACTGCATTCTAGGAGTGGAACGTGATCATGATTTATCTAAGATCGCGAGCTTCTTCTCACACTACGGTATTAAGCTTAATACTCTTAAGAGTGGTAAGGACGCTCTTGAGTTCTTAGGCGCTATTTGGTCTATTCTTCCAGACCAGGACGTTTCAGTGCTAGCTTCAAAAGCTGTACAACCTGAGACATTCCGCAGGTATCCGGAGCGATTCAGTAAGAGACAAAGAGGCATGACCGTATTAAGTGCTTACGCTGGCCAATATCGTTCAGCATATAAATTGTTTGGTATGCTACACCCCATTCAAATTAACGGAATGGTGCAAGAATACTATAGGAAGGATTTCTTGACAGGATCAGATAAATATTTAACTGAGAGCGTTGAAGAGACACGTCCTAAAGTAAAATATGTACCTGGGGGTGCAGTTATCACAATATTACGGTAGCAGGAATCACTACCGATATAGTGTC